CCTTACTTCATCCAAAGAACGGCTAAAACAAGCCTATGAGGCCGGAGATGCGGAAAAAATTGCCGAAGCTCAGGAAGCATTAACGGAAGCCAAGTTCCGTATAAAACAGCTTGAGAATTTTCAGCCCTCTTTACAACCCGAGGAATTGGTAGTACAACCGGCTCAACAGTATCCAGTGCCACAGGTAGCTCAACCTGTTTCGGACCCTAAAGCCGAGGCATGGCGTGAGAAAAATGACTGGTTTGGCAAAGACGAGGAAATGACCGCCCTCGCATTGGGACTGCACGAAAAACTGGTCCGGTCTGGAGTAGATCCGCGAAGCGACGATTACTACGACCGAGTTAACGCGACCATGAGGAAGCGGTTCCCTGACTACTTCAACGAAGAAGCAGCCGAGGAAAAGCCCACTCAAACGAGACAGGACGAAAAGCCTGCTCGCAATAAACCAGCCAATGTAGTGGCTCCGGTAACGCGGGGAACCGCGCCGCGTCAGGTCCGCCTGACACCGACTCAAGTTGCTATCGCCAAGAAACTGGGACTGAGCAACGAGCAGTACGCACGTGAACTTTTCAAACTGGAGGCTAACTAAAATGGCTGAGAATAGACTAGCACGCGAACTCGAAAATCGAGAATCCGCACAACGCAAAATGGCGTGGACCCCGCCCCAAACGCTCCCTGAACCGGAGCCGCAGGATGGTTGGGTATTTCGTTGGATCCGGACCAGTATTATGGGTCAACCCGATCCCTCTAATACGTCTGCAAAATTTCGGGAAGGTTGGGAGCCTGTTAAGGCCGATGACCAGCCCAAACTGATGTTACAAGCCGATCCAAACTCCCGATTCAAAGGGAACATCGAAATCGGCGGACTGTTGCTCTGTAAGGCTCCAGCTGAACTGATGAAGCAGCGTGATGAGTATTACGCTAAGCAGGCTCAGGCTCAGATTCAGTCTGTAGACAACAGTTTCATGAAGCTAAACGATGAGCGTATGCCCCTCTTTAATGAAAAGAGAACTACGGTTTCGTTTGGTAAAGGTAAATAACTTTTTAATTTTTGGAGTGATCAATGGCATATCCTACTGTTGACAAGCCGTATGGCTTGAAGCCGGTCAATTTGATCGGTGGACAGGTGTTTGCCGGTGCCACTCGTCAGCGTCGTATTGCTTCCAGTGCCGCGAGCATTGGTTATGGCGACCCGCTGGAGTTTGACACCGACGGCACTGTGAAAGTGGCCGCTGTGACGACCGCTGCTGCTAATAGCGGTTTTGCAGGGGTTTTCTTGGGTTGTAACTACGTGTCCTCTGTGACGGGTCAGCCGACCTACTCACAATCTTGGACTTCGGGTACTGCGGTAAAGTCCGGTACGTTCATTTATGCGTACGTGGCGGATGATCCGGACACCCTGTTCAAGGCTGTGGGCGTTTCGGCTTCCCTGAACGTTTCGACCACGAGCGGCTTCGTGTATAGCGATATCGGCACCAACGTTGCGTTGGTTGACGAGGCGTTGAATACGACGACCGGTGATTCGCAGCGCGGGCTTCTGCTCTCGTCTGTGGCGACCACTCGTTCGTTGCCGATTCGTATCGTTGATGTTGTCGAAGACACGGCGTTTGTATCAGGCGGTACGACCTATTACCCAGAAGTCATCGTCAAGTTTAACGCTCCGTATACCACGGGCGTATCTGGCGTTGTCGTGGGTGGTCACGCTTACTACAACCCGCTCGGCACTTGATAGGGGAGTTTTAAGAAATGGCTATTTCACGTGCACAATTACTCAAGGAACTCCTGCCGGGTTTGAACGCCCTGTTCGGTCTTGAGTACAAGACCTATGGTGAGGAGCACAAGGAGATCTACGATACCGAGACCTCCGAGCGTTCCTTTGAAGAGGAGACCAAACTTTCTGGTTTCAGCGCCGCTCCGGTGAAGGCCGAAGGTGCTGCAATTGCGTATGACAACGCACAGGAAGCGTGGACTGCTCGTTACAACCACGAGACCATTGCTCTCGGCTTCTCCATCACGGAAGAGGCGGTTGAAGACAACCTGTACGATTCGCTGTCCAAGCGATACACCAAGGCGCTCGCCCGAGCGATGGCGTACACGAAGCAAGTCAAAGCGGCTTCGGTCCTAAACACCGGCTTCTCATCGTCCTATCCGGGCGGTGACGGCAAGGCGTTGTTTGCGGCGGATCACCCGCTTGTCTCCGGCGGTTCAAACAGCAACCGTCTGACGGCCTCTGACCTCAACGAGACTTCGCTTGAGGCTGCGGTTATTCAGATCGCTGGTTGGACCGACGAGCGTGGACTCCTGATCGCGGCGAAGCCTCGTAAGCTCATCGTGCCCCCGGCATTGATGTTCACTGCAAAGCGACTCCTCGATACGGAACTCCGCGTTGCCACCGCTGACAACGACATCAACGCGTTGAAGGCGATGGGATCGATTCCGGAAGGCTATACGGTCAACCACTTCTTGACTGACACGAACGCTTGGTTCCTTACGACCGACGTTCCGAACGGCATGAAGCACTTTGTCCGTACGCCGCTCCAGAACTCCATGGACGGAGATTTCGATACTGGAAATGTCAGATATAAGAGCCGCGAGAGGTATTCTTTCGGATGGTCTGATCCTCTGGGCATGTTCGGTTCGCCGGGCGCGTCCTAATAGGACTGGATTGGGGGCCTTCGGGCCCCCTTTCTTTTTTGGTGCATTAAGGGTATATAGTCGTTATCGGGAAATATTTCGTTTACCAGACAGACCCGACTGACGACATGCAGAC